GAAGTTCTTGCAGGATCCAAATGACAAAAGTATTCAAAATGCCCTTCTGCTTGTTCTTTTCTTTTTACCATAGACATTGAAGAGAACATTCTGCCAATATCTTCAGAATTAAACATTGGGTCAGATGATGATGCACCAAATTCTGCACCATATTGCATTTGAAATTCTTGAGGGTCTTTTTTCTTTTGACCATCTAACCATTCTTTATCAATGTTTGGATTAGTAAGCCAGGTTGGAAGTCTCATAACAAGTGTAGTAGGATCTTCTTGTCTATTCTCGTGTAAATCATAAAGTAACCCAAGAGGACCTTTAGGGTTGGAAAGAAGCATCATTTTTCCATCTTTACCAAATGTAGCAAGAGATGGTTTCAAATCATCATAAAGAGCATAGTCAACGCCAGATTCAGGATTATCTCCAGCCATAGCAGCAACTTCGTCCATAATGATTGTCCAGCAAGTTAAACCAACAAGACCTGAAGCATTACTGGAACCACATCGCAAAACTAAAGAACCGGCAAAAAGATTGATATTTTGCTCTTTTCTTCTTACATTCTCTTCTCGGTCGTGTTCAGTGTAGAATCGCATTTCAAGCTCTGTATCTTTACCAATATAAGGTGCAAAAAATGGAGAAGCTAAAACTGTTTGTTTGATTTTAGAGAAGATTGCTTTTTTAGCCTGTTCTTCATTACGAGCAACGTTAAGAATAACAACTTCGTCAAACTCCATTAGGCCATATCTTGCTTGAGGATGACCCATTGAAATTAATCTATATAATTCATAAAGAGCCATAGCAGAAACAAGAAACGATTTTCCTGAACGTCTTCCAAGTACTAAAACCAATTCTTCAAATTTATATCTTTTAGTACATTTTTCTTGAACTTGCATTCTTAATTTTGGATCAAATTCTTCAGAATAAAGTAAATCAAATTCACTTTGAAATGCATCAATGATTGGTCTTGCTTCTAATATTTCTACTTGTCTTTCTGCATCAGGGTTAGTAGCTTCGTCTTTAGCAAATTTATATCTTGCTTCTCTAACATTATTATCAAGACGATTACATTGCAAACAAGGAGAATTTACAACATTGAAAATTGTTTTAAATTGTCTTTTTTCTGAACGAGCTTTTAAACATTCATTCTCATTCTTTTGAACATAATCCCAAACACATCCCTTGCAATCTTCTTTATTATCAGATTCATTTATTACAAGATTAGTATTGCCTTCTTGTCCCATATAAAAACACTTTAAAATAAGTTTTTGCCAGGGATAAGGTCTTAAGTTGCAAAAATAAGGATGCTCAATGAATGTAATAATATCTACAATTTGATCAGGATTAAATCTGTCTTTGGGTGGCTTAAGCGGAGGAGAAACTTCTGATCTTGTGGCAGGTGCAATTTCATCAACAAAGTCCTCTGCATATTCAGTGTCTTTAAATAATGCAGTGACGGTATTAGCTTGTTGAAGTAATTGGTTTCTTAATTCTGTTGGAGATTTAGGAACTTGTGTTTGTTTTCTCATTAATTATCTTGTTGAATTTTTTCTCGCAAGGCAACAATTTCTTCTCTGATAATTCTTTTATCGTTTTCAGAATCCATTTTTTCATGCAATTTGGCTAAGATTTCAAAAATATTTATATTATAAATACCTTGATTATCTCTAACTTCTTTTAGATATAAGATTTTAGAAATTAACTTTTCTACCATTGCTGCTCTTTTAAACTTCATATCGTTATTTTTAGAACAGTCAATTCCTCTTACATCATCAAGTTCTACAAGTAAAGCTGTTAAGGCAAGATGATGCTCACGAAAAATCCAAGGAGCAATAAGTTCTTCTCTTTGCTCATAATTTTTAAGACCTGAAGTTGAGATTTTTTTGAAATCACAGTGTTGTTCCATGTGAGTATTAATCTGCATCCAGTTCATCTGTGCATCAAAATACTGTAGGAAGAATCTAATTACTGATTGATTTTTACGTCCAGAATCAAGATATACGTGTTCAACCAAATCTCTAAAAGGCGAAGTACAAATTGCGCATCTGGGTTCCATAAATTGAGGATAAGATATATCACTCATATTATCAGGGGGAAGAGGCGTTAATGGTTTGTCCCCTTCTTTCAAATCCCTGAACATTTTAGATGCTTTCTTTGGTCCTTCATCAGGAATAATTAGCGCATCTACAGTTTCTTTTTTTGATTCCATTTCTTTAGTTATACAAAACAAACAAGCCGCATAAAAGCGGCTTGTTCAATAGTTTAGAGTGTGAGTTAGTCTTTGAGAGCTCTTTTCAATCTTTGATATGGTGAAACTGTATCAGCAGCCTTTACCATAAATTCATCAGCAAGCCCAAAATCAACATAATTTCCACCAATAAATTTGTCGCTTGATGAAGTTGCATTTGATAAATCAACTTCAGCAGATCCCCTTTTCATAGATACAACAAATTTGGTTTTTGAAGCAGTCTTAATTTGTGCTTCTTGAGATTGTGCTATAAGAACATTGTTGAGAAGTGTTTCTTCAATATAAGGTCTTAATGATGCGTGTAAATGACTCTTGCCAGAAGCACTATCTTTAGCAGCTTCAGTAATTCTTAACCAAAATCCTAATCCTTTTTCATCAGTCTTTACGATTGAATGAGGACCAGCACAAAGTTTCTTAACAAATTCCTTTGCAGAAAATTTAGTTAATGATCTTTCAATAACAGGAGCACAGTCAGAATATCTTGTTGGAATTACAGCAACTTCAATAGCAGTGTTTTGTTCTACTTCTTTAGCAGAATCAAATAACTTTGAAGCAATTCTATTAGCAACATCTAAATCAAAATTGTCAGCTGCGAGTAATTCTACAACTTCGGACTTATTAAAACCTTGATTTTTGTATTTTTGAGCTTGACTATTTGCAACAATGAGAACGCCATCGTTGTTTGAACGTAATTCATTACGCCAGTTGTAAATCATGTCAGTTGAGTTGTTTTCAGACACTTCTCTTATCTCCTTTTGGTTTTTGATCCTCATAAATAAAAGGATCTTTTAAATAATAAAACCTCCAGACGTACTTGTAATGTCTTAGAGGTTTTTGTGGAACATATTTATATAATACTTGAAATCAAAAAATATATTCCATTAATCAAATAGGAAATCTTTTCCTAATATATTTTTCATTTGTTCTAGTGCTTTAGAAAGTCTTTTAGAAAACGCACCTTGAGTAATTCCTAACTTTTCAGAAGATTCTTTCTGATCCAATTGTTCAAAAAAATAAACCTGTATTACTTCTTTACTTTTATCATTTAATTTTTCAAAAGCTTGGTGAATACAAATTACATTATCAATTTTATTAAAAGGGTCATCATATTGTTCTTGAAATTCTACTTCTTCTACTAATTCTTCTTTTGGAAAATATTTATCAGAAATATAACGAAATAAATTTATGTCAATTCTAGTAGACAAAAAATACGAAAAATAAGATAATTTAGGATCATATTGGTCTATTAATTTAATAAAAACAAATAATGTATCGCTTAAAATATCTTCTCTGTAAGGTGAAAGTCTTGGTTCCTTATAGAGAATTCTTTTTACTGATGAAATAAATAATGGTTTGTAAAATTCATATAATTCATACAAAGCCAAATCATTACCCGCTTTGTATTGGTATAGTAATTTATTAATTTCGTTGTAGTTCTGATCGGCCATAAAAAATTTATACAGATGCCAGTTTTGAAATTAATATTGGAAGTGAATGATTCACAGAACCATTGGTTCGTAAATCAACAATACTATCTACTACCAAAGTAATCATTTTAGAAAACTGAGCTGGACTATATAAATTTTCTTTGCTCAATTGTATGCGAATTCTTATTGGATTTTGAGCTTTAACAGTGAATGTAGGCTCTTTGTATTCATCATCTAAATACTTGCCCAAAAGATCTCTTAATTCAACTATTTCTTGCACTTCTGATATTGGATGAAAAGACTTGTTAGTTTCTGATATGACAAGCATAAAATTCAATTGACTTAAGAGAACTAATAAAAATCCTTGTTCACCCATAGAATCAATTAGTAGGTCTATCTTTGTCAAACAATAATCTAAATCTTTATTCATCAGTTTATCGATAAATTCAAATATGTCGCATTCTTCATTAAAAGAAGCATTTGAAATATCACGCAAGAATATTTTATCTGTGTAAGAAATGATCTTTTCTAATTCTTTAAATAAAATATCAATGTCGTAGCATAATATTTCTTTCTTGCTTCCAGACTGTTTTGATTTGATACGTAAAATAGGGCAAATTTGAACTAAGTGATTCAAAGTCTCACCATTTACATTTGCATTGTTTTTCATAACAAAATTATTAATATGGCGCTTTAATGAATTAGAATCTCCAGCAAGCGGATAACTACAATCAAAAATCAAGCTGTTTTTCTTGGTTTTTGCGATGAGAGATAATCTACCATCAAAACTATCATCCTCATATAAAATGATGTGTTTGATTCCTAGCTTTTCACTTTTTTCTTGAATAAGTTTAATGTCTTCATTGGAAATATTTGTGTGAATGTAAATATTGTTGCTATCAAAGAATTTAGAATAACCATTGATAATCTTTTCAACATTGTTATCGATGCAAAGAATAAGACCAGGGAATTCTTCCTTGATCTTATTTAATGCTAAAGTGGTTGATCCGTAATAAATTCTTGGAAACATATTAATCAATTGGGAACAGTATATGCTTAAAGTTTTCTGCTTCTAACATTAGCAAAATAAAGTCATTATGCTTGATAAAATTTAGTTTGATTTTCTTACTATCAAGCAAATCTAAAGCTCTAATCAAATGTGAAGATACATACGATACTGAAAATAATTCATAATT